CAAGATTATCATTGCGCTTGGTCTTGTATTGCGTCTCGAAGCGACGGGCCATCAGACTTGCTCGGTCCTCTCGATATCTTCGGCCTTGATCGTCGACAGGACCTCGCCGCGCACGAGGTTCTCCGCCCTCGGCGTGAGCACGGTTGCACCGAACTTCCCGAGGCGCACTGCGCGCTTGACGAACACCCGGTACATCTGGTCCGGCTTGATCGATGCCCCGCTGAATTTCGGCTCAGCCATTGTCCGAACCCTCCGGCTCATTGTGCGAAATAGGTGCGCTCGGCGACGTGGAACGTCAGTTGCGGCGAGTTGGTCGTTCCGGTCTGGATGATGCAGAAATGCGAGATGTTATCGGGCAGATTGAACACGTACTCGCGCTCGTATCGGTTCGTCCCCGGCAGCGCCTTGGTCGTGGTGGTATCCGGGCTCTCGATTGTCGATAGGTCGGCGCCGGTGCGGATGACGCAAGTGTGGTCGTTCGGCGTCTCCTGGAACGCTTCGAGCGTGCATTTGACGTGGATCTCGTCGCTCGGGGTGACCAGGTCCAGCGCGCGGCTGACGTGCGTGAAGGTGAGCTTCGGCCGGCTGACATGGACGCGCGAACCGGTGAGCTTGATCGCGCCGTGCATGTCGCGCGTGCCGTCGAAACGTGCGCGGAACTGGGTCAGCGGCGGCGCCGCCGCGAGCGTGGTAGCGGCGTTGTCCCGGATCAGCGGTATCCACTCACCGGTGCCGTTGGGCCTGATCTCCCACACGATCGACGCGGACTCCGGCACCCACATCTCGGCCAGGATGTCGATGAAGCGCAGGCCGCCGTCGAGGTTGATCACCTCGAACTCGATCGCCACCTGCGGGTTCTCGAAGCGCGCACCCCACAGCCGGAACATCAGGTCCTTGGTGAGGTCGCCCTGGTAGTACACGCCGTCGGTCGAGTAGAAGAAGGTGCCGTCGAGGTAGGCTTGGCCGCTCACCATGCCGACCTTGTGGTTGGCGTTCGACACGAGCACCAGCGCGTACTTGGTGCCCTTGCTCAGGAATGTCGGGTGCAGCGTGATCGCATTCCACGCGTTGGCGACGATCGAGCCTTGCGGCAGCGTCGTCTTGGCGATCGTGTGCTCGAGGTCGGGCACGCCCGCCTTGATCGCGCACAGGGCGACATGGACGTCCTCGTTCCCCCCTTTCGCCGTGACGAAAATGTCGACCTGCGTACACCACGTATCGTTGGGGACGAGGAAGCTCTGCGCGATCAGCGCGCCGTTGATCGAGTGGTCGACCGTCTGCGCGTACATGAACGGCTCTTTCCAGGTGTCGAACCAATAATTGTCGTAGCGCATTACCTTGTGCGCCGGGTCGGTGTTGTCGGCCCAGTTCACGTAGGTCTGCGTCACGATCGACCAGGTCTGGTAGTCGAACAGGTTCGACGCCGCCGGCTCGCCGTAGCTCACGTCCCACACCCAGCCATTGGAGCAGACGTTCCGGCCGCCGCCGTAGCGCAGGCGCGAGCGGCTCATATAGCCCTGCTTCATCTCGATGGTCTGGAAGCCGTACTGCGCAATGCCCAGGTCGGACGTGGCGGTATTGTCGTAGGAGGTGGCGATCTTCAAAATGTTGCTGAACTTCGGCAGCAGCAGCCCGTTGGTGAGCGTCGCGTTGGGATCGTTGGCCGAGAACAGCGCAATCTCGAACTCGTCGGCGTTGGCGTCGGGGAAGCGGAGCCCTTCCTCGACCAGCGCGTCGTAGCCGAACAGCAGGTCGTTCTCCCAGTCGCTCTTGGCGCGCGAGAGGTAGAAGTCGGCGTCGTAGTCGCTCGCCGTGGCCGGATAGCGCAGGCTCTCCTTGACCCGCGCGAGGTCCTCCGAGATGCGCTGCAGCGACCGGTTGGTGCCGAGCTGATCGATCAAGCGCTTGAGCGCCGCGATGTCCGACGCGAGTGACGCGATCTTCGGGCCGATGAGCGCTTCGAACTCCTCCAGATCGTCGGTGCGCAGATCGAGCTCGTTGGTCGATGCGACCTTGTTCGCCTCGATCATCTCGACTGAAACGACTTGCGTCGGATCGACCTTGACATAGGCGATGGCGACATGGCCGACGGGGACAGCAGGCTTTTGGGGATCGGCGCTTTCGACCCCTTGCGTCCAATTGAGCACGGCTTGCCGCGCGCGCGTGGTCGCCACCGCTCGCGGCTCGGTGGCTCCCGTATTCACATCGACGATGAAATCGCGTTCTTCGATATCGGTTTCGACGTCAGATGGCGATGCGGTCAACAGCAGGAACCGAGAATAGGCGGCCGCCAGATAGACAACCATCGATTGCGTAGTAGTGGTGTTGAGCGGGTACACAACGCCAAGCACATCGTACATCCGCCCCGGCGCGATCTGGACCTCGGTCTGGCCAGTCTTCACTACCGTGAAGCCAGCGAACAGCCGGGTATTGTTGTTGATCGCATCGAGCGTGATGTGATCGAACGAGCGCTGTGTGTAGTCCTGCAGGTCGTTGTGATCTTGGGCCTGCTGTTCCTGATAGTCGCGGAAGATGACCCTACTTTCCACGTCGCAATCTCCGGTTTAGAAGCTGCGGCCGACGATGAAGCTATCGACGCCGGCGATGAATGGACGCCCGGCGACAAAGCGCGGCACCGGCCCGAGCTCGAGCAGCACGCGATCGACCAATTTCTTTGATGCCATCGCCGCAGCGCGAGCGCGTCTCACCGGTGTCGGGTCATGCGGCAGGTAGAAGCGCCTGTGGACCGCAAGGCCACTGAACACGCCGCGCTTGTGGATCGAGCGAAGCGATACCCGGACCCAAGCGGTGTATTTTGGGAAACCGTAGCGGCCAACGCCCATGAACTGCACCGGGCGGCGCCTTTGCACCTCGCTGGATCCATCATTGATGGCGAAGCGACTATAGATGCGCGACCAGGCATCGGATGGGATGTAGAAGGCTTGCCGGCGCATCGGCCCGTCACAAAAGACGCGATAGCCGCGCGTGCCATTGATGACGATGCGCTCGGGCTCGGCGGTGATCGGCTCCAAGCTCGCCCATACCGGCGAGCGCCAGGCCAAGCGCTCCCGCGGCATCACCGTGATGAGCCGCTTTGCTGCATCCGACGGGATATAGAACCGACGGCTGACCGGCCGATCACAGAAGACCTTGCTGTCCTCTTGGCTGCGCAAGTGAACGCGCCAATAGCTGCCGAATTCCGAAACGGTGGTGTCGGTTTCCTGACCGCGCACGACATAACGCGCGCGGCGCTTTAGCCGCTCGATCGCCGTTGACGGGATCGCCGCGCTTGCCTTCGCCCCGGCGGCAGCGCCGAGGCAAAAGCGGGGATTGTGCAGCCGGCCGGTACCGGCGCCGCCATAGAACGCCTTCCCAAAACCTGCAGTGCCCCGTTCATAGATTCGCCAGACCCGGATTTGCGGCAACGTGGCAAGCCAAGCCTCGCGCTCCTCCAGCGTCAGCGACGGCCCGGAGAAGACCTGCTGCGGCGGCGTGGTAAACCCGAGCACCTGGTAGCCGTAGGGCGAGACATCGCGACCGACATAGTCGATCGCCATGCGCATCCCACGCTCGGTGCCGCGCAGCGAATGGAATTCAAGCTGCCGCGCCGTCCAGCTCCGCTTCGTCGTCTCTCGCCAATTGTCGTCCCATAAATTGACCCCCATGGCCCAGGCGAGATAGCCGAGGTTGCGGTAGGCGATTTTGTACGGATCCCAAACCTCGAGCACCGCCTCGGCATAGATGCGGATCAGCCGCTCGGCGTCCACATCGGCCATTGCCCGCTCCATGCCGCTCGCGGCCTGGTCGAGCAGCAATGATCCGGGACGATCGATCGGATGGACGTCCGCGATCAGATCGGCGTCGGGAAAGTCAATCACGGTCTATTCGGCTGTCCCCGCCAAGGTGACGCTGACCATGTCCACCTTGACCATGCTGCGGTAATCGACCGTCGCGTCCTTGAACGGCTCATCGATAACCGCGTGATGCACGCCCTGCTGTGCCAGCGCGGCATCGATGGCAATGCGGCTATGGTCGTACCCGATCCATCGCTGCCTTTCGATCAGCGCAGCGAGCGATGTCTCGATGGCCGTGAGCGCGAGATCGGCGGAGACGTTCGGATAGAGCCACACCCGCGCCTTGTAGCTCACGTGCGAGATTTTCGGACCAGCCGTGATGATGACGTCGGTCATGCCGCGCCGGCCTTCCGAAAGAACGTGAGTGCGCACATCGATGATCTGCTGCAACCTCGGCGTCGGGTCGGTCATCAACGGACCGGCGCGCGTCGACAGCAGCTTGCCAGTCACCGTGTCGCTTGAGCGTGTCCAGGTTGGCGTGATCTTCTGGCTGGCATCGAGCGTGATGTAGACGCGACCGGTGCCCTCGTCGGTGGTCGCCCTTGCATCATGCATGCTCGCATCGGCAGTGAGCGCGAAAAATTCGTATGCCTCGGCGGTGCCGTGCGGGGAGAGCAGGTTGGGCGAGAACCAAATGCGTTGTCGATAGCGCGCATCGGGTTCCCAATCCTGCGGATAATCCTCATAGGGGCGTGGATTGGCTACGATCGGCAGCCGCGGGACGCCGCTCGGATAGCGCGAGGCAATCGCATCGAGATTGCTGCCCCATCCAAATGCCAGGGTCACGTCGCGCGCCGCCTGGTTCACGCGATCGCGCAGCAACAGCTCGAAATAAGCGCAGGTCTCTTGGTTGATCCTGATCGGATCGAATTCGAGGTTCTCGACGTCGTACTGAACGCCAAGCGGCGGGTCATAGAGGGCCCACAATTCCTTGAACCGCGCCATGCGCGCGGTCATGGCGGCCTCGGTATCGATCGTCTCGATCGCCGCCATCGGCGGCACCTCGGCCAAGTTGATGACGCTCAGTCTGCTCATGGCGCGGCGACGGGGACCGTTTCCCACAGGTTCGAGCCGCGGCCGACGAGGCCGATCAAGCGCTGGCTCTCCGGTGTGAAGTCGCCGAGATGGCCGCGCGGCATGTAGATGCCTTCGTTACGGAAGATCACGTGGCCAAGGCGCAGCAGCTCGGCGCCATCGGTCTCGACCATGCTCGGCGAGTAGGCATCCTTGATCGCAAAGCCCTGGAACAGCACGCGCTGGATTCGGTAGCGCGGCTCCCACATGTCGATGCCCCATTTGATCGCCCAATAGAAGCGATTGATGACGCGGGCAACCACGGACTCACCGAGGATGTGGGGCACGAACGTCCCGACCCATCGACGCAAGACGCGAGCGTGAAATCGCGTCGCAAACGCGCGCTCCATCGATTGCCGGACGTGGTCCCACCCCATCAGAACCTTACCGGTCTTGGCGTTGACGCCGATTCCGGCAGGCACGAGCGGCTTGCGGCCCTGCAACAGGTCGGGCCACATCGCCAGGTTGGGATCGAAGAACTGATTTACCGGCAGCGTCACTGCGAGGCCCCGCTGACCGGCCTGATGGTGCCGTGGTCAAGGTACCATTCGGCTTGCTTGCTGGTCATGCGCACGAACTGCTTGCCTTCCCGCTTGACGATGACCGCGCCGCCGAGCGTGCCGGCCATGTCCGGCTTCACTCGCGGATCGATGATTTCGTACTCCTGCGGCATTTCGCGCGCTTTGGTCGCCATGGTTCGCTCCTACTTGTCGGCGCCGCCGCCTGATTGCTTGCCGCGCCCGGAAACATGCTGATTGTCGTCAGGGATCGGGTCCTCGTGGTCCTTGATGACCCATGGCTTGTTGATCCACGGGTCCTGTTTCGATTTGACCTTCACCCGCTCCTCCTCCTCGTCGATGAGGAGCCAATTGTCCTGCTTGGCCTTGAGCTTCGGGCCCTTCTGATGGGCGGCGAAGCGCACGTCGGTGCCGATGCGCCCGGTGATGCCGCCACTCTTGTTCTGACGCAGGATCGACGCCGGAGAGCCGGGACTTTTCTGCTGCTGCTGCTGCTTTTGCGGCGTCTGCTGCTGCTGGCCTTTGACGACGCCGGTCCCCTGCACGTTGGGTTGCTGGCTCTCCTGCTGCGCAAGCCAGGTCTCGTGGGTGTCCTCGGTGATCGTCTGCCGCGTCTGGCCCTGCTGGTAGGTCTCGCTCTCCTCGCCGGCATCATCGGCATGATCGGGCGCCGGGTAGTAATCGCTTTCGGCATAGTGCGTGACGGTCGCCTGGCGCAGGTCGCCGCCCGGACAGGAGAGCCGCACCGTCTGCCCCTTGCGAAAGAACCGCCGCTCGCGCGCGCCCCCGCGCATCAGCGTGGTATGCAGCCAGGGCGACAGCATCGGCTCGTCCGGCGTGCCGCCGAGCACGACGCGGACCTTGTCGCCTTTGACCTCGTGAACGCGCCCGACGCGATCTGCGTAGGACTCGCGCCGGAACCGCTCCCGCTGTTCGAGCAAGAGCTGCTGAAAATCGCGCAGCGCCATCGCCTATTCTCCGGGTAGCGGCCGGCTCAGGTCGGCATCCGGGACGAGCACGCGCCGCAGCTCGTGCGTGAGGCGGATCCGCAGCTTGGTATGGACCTCCTCGAAGAAGACCTTTGGCACCTCATCGCGCAGCATTTCGCGCGGGAGCGATGGGCCCCACAGCTTGACGATGGGAAGCCGCGGGCGTCCGGCACGGCGGAAGACCTGGCCGCCGAGCGATTGCACGATGAACGTGCCGGGGAAGACGCGCCGCTGGCCCCATGGTCGGGCCGAGACGCCACGTCTGGTCTGCCGCGCGTCGAATTCGGCCAATGGGATGGGACGGCCGGCCGCAGTAATCTCGAAGCTCTGATGGCCCGGATAGGCACGCTTCGTGATGAGGCGGGCATCGACCGGCCCGGCGGGAAGCCCCATTTGCTTCGCCAGCGTGCTCTTGACCTTGGTCCGCGCGGTGCCGCCGACGTGGTTGAGGACCCGCGAGATGATCTGCTGCATGCGCTTTGGTCCCGCCTGGTAGACCAGCTCGCGCCGGACGATATCGGCAGTGTCGATGCGCAGACTGATCACGGCAGATTCGTATTCTCGTTGACCACGGTGACGACGTTCATGTCCTCGTCGCTGACGGTGACCTGATCGAGCGGCAACTCCTGGTCGAGGTCGAGCGGCGGCGCAACACCGATGCCGCGCACCGCTTTCTCGGTGAGCCCAAGCCAGGCCTGCGCCTGTTCCCATGACCAGTTGGGGGTCGCGTTCAGGACCTTTTCGATGATCTCGCCCGCGCCGGCGAGACGGATCTCCGCCGGCGCCCTCTTCGCCATGGCGATGAAGGTCCGCACGGCATGATCCTCCGGCAGCACGGTGCCCGGCGGCGGATCGGCAATGACGTCGCAAACCAGCACGACCTGGCGGGCCGCCCAGCGCGTGCCCTTCTCGGCGCTGCCGCCGCGTTGGCTTGGTGCGCGCTGAATGCCGACGACAATCCGGCG